TCACTTCGTACTTGTAGTTGGTAAAAATCCAGAAACTGCATTGATATCTATGAAATCTACTCAATTAAAAGTTAGTAGAAAATGGAACTCAATGATGATGGGTATTAAACTACAAGGTAAAAATGGTTTATTTACTCCGCCTACATATAGCCACATTTATACTTTATCGACTGTTCAGATGTCTAATGACAAAGGAACATGGTTTGGTTGGGATGTAGCTAAAGCAGGAGCAGTAGAAGATAAGTCAATCTATGACATGTCAAAATCTTTTGCTGAATCTGTAAACAAAGGTGAAGTACAAGCTAAACCTGAAGTTCAAGAGCAGACTAAAAAATCTTTGAATTTATAAGATCCTAGGTAGTGGGCGTCGAAGCGAGAGTGGATACGCCCACTTTTTAATTTATGAATGATAAGATAAATAAAGCTCCGGTTACATATGAAGATTGGATAGATCTGGGACGGGTAATCATACCCTGCGATACAAAGCAGGCTGTGGTCGAAAAATGGTCCGATCCGGATTTTAAGATTACGAAAGAAGAATGGAGAATAGAACACACAACAAAACAGATAGGACTTAGACTCGATCAATATATAGACTTTGATATTGATAACGACGTTGTTAAAAGATTTACGGGTGATCATATAAAATCTTGTAGTGCAATATTTGGTAGAAAAAATAATCCATCAAGTCATTATCTTTGGTCTGGTACATCAGACTATAAAAAATTTGCATTACCAAAAGAATTAGAAAATTATTATAAAGACTACGGTCATGGTGCAACACTTTGTGAAATAAGACATGGAGCAAATAAATATACGTTAGTTCCAGAAACAAAATATCATACAACAAATGAAGTAGTTAAATGGGTTAAGTATGAAGGTATAGATGAATATCCAGGAAATTTAAAAGTAGATTTAGGTAAAATAGCATTAGCAGCAGCTTTGTGTATTACATACGCAGGTAATGGACAAAGAGACGACTACTGTACTGCAATTGCTGGTGTGTTGTTAAAACATACAGAATGGAATGTAGATGACATAGATGATTTTATTTACAAAATTTCTTTTGCAGCGAAAGATGAAGAAAGCGAAAAAAGAAAAAAGAAAGGTACCTCACATAAAAAAGCAAATAGAAAATTTGGTATGCCAAAACTTGCAGAGATTATCGGTTGTTCTACAAAAACAATTGCAACTATCTTTAGTTGGATCGGTGTGCAAGAAGCAACAAGCGAAGAAGCAAAACAATCTATAGGTCAAATTATAGAATATGGTACTGATAGATATTTTGTAAAAATAAATGCTGTTGTACAAGGGGAAGCTGTAGAAAAAACAATCAAAGTAGATGGACCTACACTTAGAAATAAAAAATTATTTTATGATGCTGTAATTAGTAAAGCATCTGTTTGGATTCCAGAAATGAAACCTGCAGACTTTGAAGAAATTATGAGAAGAAAATATGAAGCAAGAGAAAAGTCGAAAGATTATGTTGAAGACGCAGAAGAAGATTTAAGATTTAAAAAACATTTTAACAATTATATTTCAGAAGAAAAAGCATACACAAATAAAAAAGAATTAGCAAACTTTGGTTTACCTTATTTTAATATGCAAAAGAATACTTTAGAGTTTAATTTAGATAAATTTGAAGATTATTTACATAGACAAAAAGTAAATTTACCTAGAGTAGATTTAGTTATTAAATGTCAACAAATATTAAAGGCAAAGAAGACTCATGGTAAATTTGATAATAAATCTTGTGTGTCTTGGAAAGTAGATAAAATAATAGATAAAGAAGATTTAATTATTGAAGGGGAATATAGAGAGATAGCAAATGAGTAAACTTCAATTTATGGTAGGTCCTCCAGGGACAGGAAAAACTTCTACGTTTATAACAAGTAAATATACAGAGTTATTAGATAAATTTGATTATAAAAAAATAATAATTCTTTCTCATACTAATGTTGCAGCTGATGAAATTAAAGATGAAATATTAAAATTACCAGAAATGCAAGGTATTACTAAAAAAGCTCTAGAACATAATATTTGTACAATACACCATTACTGTAAAAAGAAAGCAACGGTTGGAGAACAAGTTCTTGATTACGAAGACTACAAGAATCTTTGTAGAATAGATAGCATATTTCAAAGACATAAAGTTATACAATCGCAATTTGACAACAGAGAACACGGGTATTTTAAATTTGTAAGAGAGGCATATGGATTTAATAGATCTTTAAAAGAACATTGGAAAAAATCTGATAAAAAATACAATGGTTATTCTATTACAGACATAGAAGAAGTGATGTTACCGATTGTTGAAAAATATAAAAAAGACAATGGTACATTAGATTTTCACGACATGATTAAAAGATTTATAGATAGAGCAGTTGAACCTGACATAGATGCTTTAATAGTAGATGAAGCACAAGACAGTAATAAGACACAAAAAATAGCTTTAGATAAGATAGCTACAAATGCAAAAGAATATTGGTTTGTAGGTGATCCAGATCAAACTATATTTGAGTGGGCTGGTGCAGACGCAAGAGAGTTTTATGAATTATCAAAAGGTGCAAAAGAATTAGAGCAGGGACATAGGTGTAGTAAAACTATTAACGCTTTATGTAAAAAAATTATAGAGCCTATCTGGAATCACTATGGCACACACAGGATATGGAAACCTACTGATGTAGTAGGAAATCACTACCATTTACCAAACTTAATTAATAAATGCAGTGCAATGGAGAAACTTTTGGAAAAAATAAAAAATACTGATGAAACATTTTTATTTACGTATCGACAAAAACCTTCTGACGCATGGGTAAAAAGTTTTTTCAAACAACATGGTATAGAGTTTGCACACGTAGGGAGCACGGCCCACGTACCAAAAAAAGAATTAAGGTGTCATAAAATTTGGCCAAAATTTGTAAGGGGACAACTTACTTCTCTAAAACAGATAAAAGATTTCTGGAAATATATGGGTAGTAAAGTGATTGTACACGGTAAAGGAGAAGAAACATTTGAAGAATGGATAGACCGTGAATATACTGTACATGAGTTAATTACCAAAAAATATTTAAAACCAAACACTACAAATCAAGATGATTTTTCTTTGGTAAGAACTAAAACCGATAAAGATAGAATTTTGTATATTAAAAAAATACTACAAAATGGATGTGATCTCGATGATGAAGTTAGAGTTAAATATGCAAATATACATACAGTAAAAGGTCTAACGTTTGATAACGTAATTGTTGACGATACAAGATTTAGACCAGAAGATTGGTTCAGCCAATTAAGATTAAAGTATGTAGCTTACAGTCGAGGAAGATTTGATTGTTGGACAATATCATCACAAGATAAATATAAACTAGGAGAACGATAATGTACGATATAAAAGCACATGAAGTCATATACCGTGGGGCTCATTTTAGAAGTAAGAATGAATGTAAACGATATATATTTTTTAAACAATTAGGCTGGAACATAGAGTATGAACCAGTTTTAGAAGATGTAAAAGGATGGTTGCCAGATTTTGCCATCTATGGTGATGAAGGTAGAAAAATATTAGTTGAAGTAAAACCTTATCAAACTAGAGGAGACTTTGAAACAGACTATGCAAAGTCGGTAGAGAAAAAAATACATAATAGTGGTTGGTATGGTAACTATGATTCTGTTTTAATTTTTGGATCAGTTTTAAGTTTAGGGGAAGATGGAGGTGGTGGCTATTCTTTTGTAGGAGGAAAATGTTGGAGAAGTCATGAGTATCGTGGAGAGCATCATGATCACTATTTATATGATCCTAATGAAGAAAAAAGAAAAATTGTTAATAATCACATATATGATTGTGATGATTTTTTTGCTTATAGTAATGAGTCCTTTAGTTATGAAACATCAAAGATAGATGTTTGTGACGAATATAATTCTTACATAGGACATATTTATGGAAGTTATAATGGCAGTTATTCTTTATCTAAAAAAGGGAAAGAGAAAGTAGAAACTGCATGGAATCATGCAGGGAGTGAAATGAGATACGTTAAGAGGATAGCATGAGCCATCCATACGCAGAAAGTAGAAAAAGAGCTAGAAAAAAATGGAGACAAAGTCATAAAGGTAAAGCATGGGATTTAGCATATAGTCGTAGACCAGAAGTTAAAGCAAGAAAACACGAATATTATATTAAAAAATTAATTGAGGAGTGCACATCATGAGTAACGTATGGGACAAACAACACGGCGGATCACATTATCAAAAATTTAAAATTCAACCAAGTAAGTTTGTAGTTGAAAATGAGTTGCTCTTTCCAGAAGGATGCGCTATAAAATATATTTGTCGTCATAGACTAAAAGGAAAGAAGGAAGATATTTTAAAAGCGATACATTTTTTAGAGATGATATTAGAGAGAGATTATAAAGAAATAGAAAAACCAAAAGAAAACTTACCTAAAGAAAAACCTAACTCATGGGGGATAAATAATGTGTAATACACCAGAAGACTTAGACTTAAAAGGCATAGATACAGTAGCTGTTGATATAGAAACATATGATCCAAACCTTAAGACAAAGGGGCTAGGAGCAATACGAAAAGACGGCTTTATTTGTGGTATTGCAGTTGCAACAGGTAAAGATACTGCTTATTTTCCTCTTCGACATTCTGACACCGATTTAAATTTTAATAGAACTGAAAAGATTTGGAAAGTTTTAAACGATAAAATTTTCCAAAATGAAAAGATTACAAAAATATTTCACAACGCCATGTATGACGTGTGTTGGATTAGAGCCATAACAGGTAAGAGGATGAAGGGTAGAATTGTTGATACTATGATAGCAGCATCGGTTATTGATGAAAATAGATTTAGATATTCATTGGATTCTTTATCAAAAGATTATTTAAATGAATCTAAATACAAGTATGACCTACAGCAAAAGACACTTGAGTGGTCCGGTGGTACTGTAAAAGATCCTATGACTAACATGCATAAATTACCCTCTTCAATTGTGAAAGAATATGCAAAGCAAGATGTTGATTTAACTTTTAAATTATGGAATCTTTTTAATAAAAAAATTGACGAAGTATTATACACAAAAGATGATGGAGAGCAAAAGACTTGTAGACAAATTTTTGAATTAGAAACAAAATTATTTTTATGTTTAGTTGACATGAAATTTAAAGGCGTTAAAATAGATGTCGCAAAAGCTATTCTATTTGGAAGACATCTCAAAAAACGTAGAGACCAAATAATAAAAGCAATAGAAAGTATTACAACTATTAGAGTTGACATTTGGGCTGCAGCATCAATTAAAAAATTATTAGATCACTTATGTATTAAAGATTACAAGGTTACACCTAAATCTAAAATGCCACAACTCCCGAAAGATTATTTAAAAACACACAA